TAAGAACTTACTGGCGGGTCTTATCCGTGAAGAAATGAACGAAACAAGCGGAATCACGGTTACGGTTTTACGTTCGAACCTAGTCGAGTTGTTGGCGATTATCGAGGCGGAAAACGAAGAATAGATAAACGGTGCGTATTAGGGGTAGTTGGCGCTATCCTTCGGTAAATGGGAACGGTTGGCGACGTTCTATAGCCATTCAGAGTTGTTGGCGCGGCTCGTAGGTACAAACGTAAGGGCGAATGGGGAGGTAAAGAATCGATTGTCGGGACTTTAATATATAAATTAAGGCGATTGGCGGCGCCTTTTTTGCGTTTGTTGCACAATACCGTTTAAATGGTGCATCAATAGTAGGGATGTGTTTTACGGAATAACCTTATTCGAAAGGCGTTAGTTGGCTATACCTTATGACACTAACATATAATGCGCGATATTGTATCAGGAATAGTGAGGGGAACCGTACAAAACACCACGTTAGTTGCCTATACATTATATAAGCTATACCAAAACGTCGCCTTAGTTGGCTATACATTATGTAAAGGATTTTTATACCGTACATCGCTAGTGTTCTCACGTATATATAAGTAGGGGATACCCCCCTTTTTATCCTAATTTCTATCTTAGTGTATGAGGATACCTTTCAAGTTTTACGCAGTTTAACGGCTATACATTATGAAGACACTTTCAAGTTTTACCTCATTAGTTGCCTTTACATTATGAGAAGAAATTCCGCCAGTCATTGGCGTGCTTTTTATTTAATCACTTAGTTATACAAAATAACCACGAAAGGAAGTGAGTACATGAACGGTAAAACAATCGCAACGATCCGTAAGTTTTACGACTTACAACAGGCGCAATTAGCGAAACTACTTAACGTCAGTCAGCCATACATCGCGCAAGTAGAAGGCGGTAGCAAGCCAGTAACGCAGTCGTTTATTCATAAAATTAGTGCAGCGCTCGAATTAACACCGGAAAAGATACGATTAATCATCGCAGCAGACACGGAATACAGACGTATGCAAGACGAAATCAAATAAAAGGGGCGGATATAAATGAGATTATCGGCAAACGGTTTAAGAGGAGAATGTATATTCTGCGGTTTGGAAATTGGGCAGGGCGGTATGTGGTCGACTGGCAAAGGAGATATAGCGTTATGCGGTGATCCGGATTGTATCGAGAAACTTATGCACTTCGCAGTAGACGCTTTAAAGGACGGCGCATTAATGGACGTATCTAAACGCCAGTTAACGTTATGTATGAAAGGGATAGTTACGGATGTAATAAACGCAAAAGATACCGCCGATAGTAACTGGTATTGAGGGCGTATTTATTTAAGGGACAGACGCTACAAACGGCGGTATAACAACGTTTTCAAGAAATTCTGCGACGGAAACTTCGCGTAATTAACGTATCGGCGGTTACTTGTACTTATATCGATATTACTTTAACACGCGTATATCGTAATTATTTAAACATCTGCGAATGCTTTAGCATGAGCCATGCTTTTAAGGTCAAGACCTTGCGACTTTCATTACATTCAGTCGCGAATATATAGATACGGCATATGTATTTTAACGTAATTCTTTAAAAGATTATGACTGATAAGATATATAAGACTTGACGAAAAAGCCTAGAAACGTTGGTATCACTGGCTTCAAGGTTGTTTTTTAATGTGACGTCAAAGCAGTGTATTCTGCCGTTTTTGTGACGTCAAGGCAGTGTATTATTTTTGAGAACACCGTAACGTCGCGGTTTATAGCGTTCGAAAAGCACTAAAAACACGGAAACAAGAATCGGAGGACAAAGACAATGACAAACGACTTTCGCGGTAGGCTACTGGCGTATCAAGAAAAAGGCGACCGAATGATAATCGATGAGATATTATGGGCGGTTGATTTCGATTTCATGGCGAATCCAACGCGTAGGAGATATTTCAATAATACAAAACGGGGCGGAATTTCGATAGACCTCGAACGAAGCGAGCATTATATCGCATATCGGATCCGTGCAATGCGTGAATTAGTTACGCGTCAATACTTAGGGCGCTTTACTGACGGACATATCAACGAAATGCAGCGATTATTATCGATTATTTACATCGATTTAAACATTCGTTTCAAGGCGGATATATACGATCAAACCGATTGGAACTACTTCTTTAACTTAACGCCGGAATTATTCGCGGAATTAGAGTCGCATATGCCGAAAATTAAACGAAAAATGCACTACGATACGCTCCCGACTTTTCTACGACTATTCGACCGATACAAAAAGCTAGTCACGGAGCAAGAAAGCGAAAAAGAACTAGCACTCGCTACCATTGAGCAGTCAATAATCGCTGCGTTAGAGTACGGTCTTCAGTACGCAGATGCTTCGAAATCAGAACGCGAGATAGTGAAGTATGTAAATATGGCATTTTCGAGCAAGTTCGGCGATTTGGAACTGGAACGGAACGGATTAGTTAGGATTCAGCGCAATGATCGGTACGGGAATCGGCAGAATTTACACGTTAAGAAGCATTTTCCGGAAGATTTAACGAAAGTTTTGTTCGGAAAGAGCGTAGAAGACTACCAAGAGCGTTTAACGAGGGGTCAAGTCGAGTTTGTAGACGCAGTAATGGAGATTATTCACGAAGACGCTTTAAATTCGGACTTCGAACACTACACTTGCGATAAAAAAGGAGAGGCGAGAGTGTCAAAACAGTACGTAGCCGATAAATTAGGGCTTACATCGACAACAGTGAGAAAAAGATTTTCACGAATTACTAAAAAAGTCTAATTTTAAGGTCACATTATACAGTATTTATAATATGTAGGGAGAAGAGTAAGTTCCTAATTCTTAAATTTAACATAAATTAAAAAATAATGCAAATTTATTTAATTTCAACGTCATCTTTATACCTTTCAGTTGGCTATACCTTATAGAAGCGGTAATAGGAATACTTACCTTTTGTAGTGTTTCATATCTAGCCTTTACGAAGGAGAAATACTTTAAAAAACTTCGCGTAGTAAATGGTGATTTCAACACCTATAAACTGAATGAATAGATTTTCCGATACTTCATTCCTAAAACCTCGTTTTCAGCACCTATAAACTGAGTAGGTATATTTTTCCGTAGTTAAGGTTGCCTAAAAGGCACTTTAGACACCTATAAACTGAGTAGCTAATTATTTGTGTAGTTAAGGTTGGAAAAAAGACGTTTTAGACACCAGTAAAGTGAATAGGTATTTCCAAACAAGCATGCCCATTCGGGCTGTCTTTTTATTTTGATAAGTAGTTGAGTAATTACACAACAAGGAGGATAAACGATGAAACTTACACCGGAAAACTTACGAATTTGCCGAACTGGCTTAGATATCACGCAAGGCGAACTCGCTCGACGTTTAGGCGTATCTAGTTCGTTTTTAAGCGCCATAGAACGTAATGAGCGACGATTGACTAAGGCGTTCGAAATGAAGCTGTTAGACGCTCTACAGACGACGGAAGACGACCTCATAGCCTTTGTTGAGGCGTATCAAAAACTAAACGGAAAAGGAGAGTGCCGTAATGACAACGAGTAGATTACAGGAGCAACGTGTATGGCAAAACCTTCATCCGAAAGTTAAACGAGGGGTATTCGCAGCCAAAGAGAACATGACAACGGTAGACGGTAAGCATTACAGTCCTACAGGCAAGGAAATAACGCATATGGTCGATGTAGTCGTTAAGACGACAGAAAGCCAAGTACGAGGCTTGCGAGCAGTAGACGACCTTTCAACGCATGAAATCGATAACGGTGGCTTCGTATTCGCGTTTTTCAAGCAATCTAGTACGATTGTGGCACGTTTCCCAACGCTAACGCAGCAAGATATCGCTCGCTTAATGTTTATCGGCACATACGTAGCATGGCAGTCAGGACGCTTGCAGCACGATAACGGACGAATCATTAATAAGAAAGCGTTAGAAAAGCTAGTCGATATGAGTACGCGTCGTTTTAATGAGTTATTCAAGCGATTGGAAGAAGAAAGCATACTAACTGAAAACACGGAAACTGGCGAAATCTTCGTAAATCCTTCGGTATTTTACCGCGGATCAATGAAAGAAATCGGCTTTGACGTAAGCCATCTGCAATATACGCGCTTGTTTAGGACAACCGTACGCGACTTATACGCACAATTCAAAGGGCGTACGCTCGGTCAGTTAGCGTTAATTTACTCGGTATTGCCGTTCTTAAATTTCGAAACTAATATCGTTTGCTATAATCCCGAAGAAATTGACACGGAATTACTTAGAACGATGAGCCTCGATAAACTGGCGATGATTTTAGAGTATCAAGATCCGTATAAGTTAAAACGAGCATTGAACGCGATTAAAGTAGACGGAAAGCCTGTATTTGGCTTCTTTGAGGACGTATACGACCGCAGAAAGCTAAAGATAACAATTAATCCGCGAGTCGTATTCGGAGGCAGTAGCGACGCTTTAAAGGCTATTAAGCTGTTATTCACCTAAGTAACTAAAATAACAAAATAAAAAACCACGTCAGCGACGCTATGTCGGTGGCTTATTTGGTGTTTATAAGAAAAATGAGAGGTGTAAATTTATGTACTACGAATTAGACGACGCTGAACTGTTCCTTATGGATGTCGGCGAATATCTCGAAGCTACGACCGTAATGAAAACTTACGTGTCACTATCGGAAGAATCACGCAGTAAGTACGTCGAGCGCGTCATTTTAGACGTCACAAGGCGATGCAGTCCGAAAGCTAATTACGGAATTACTCGCGACGTACTGCGTAATTTCGTGGTCGATGTACTGGCGAGGTTAGAGAAGGATTACAAAATACAGGGGGCTTCTTAATGAATAATGAAAACGACATCGCAAGGATCGTAGGATATCTCGGAACGATCGGAGAGTATATATCTTCGAAAGAGGACGCAAATGTGAGTCCTGAAGAACTAAAAGAAGCGTATTTAAACGCAGCGAGTAAGGTTCAACAATATGAGAACGAATTAAAAGCGCTGAAGCTATCGAGAAAAGATGGTATGTACTTAAATCTAATCCGTGACGCATTCCGATTCACTCGTAAGTCACTGATAGCAGCTTCAAAAGGGAATATGACGCAAGCTAAGATTTTAATGTTTAAAGCAAATACCAAACCAACAGAGTACGCATACAAAAAAGCGAAATCAAAGGGTCCAAACGGCTAGCAATCCGTAGGGCTCTTTTTTAATGGAAAAGGAGTGAGGAAAAGGTGAACGAAAATATACTCGTTAAGGTCGGCGCCGATGTTGCTGGACTTCAAAAAGGTCTACGATCGGCAACTAAGAATATGGGTGCATTCGGAAAAGAAATGTCTGCGATTGGATTAACAGGCGCTAAATCATTGAAAGGTTTATCGACCGAATCGCTAGCAATGGCGACTGAAATGAAAACGGCTTTCTCTATTCAAAAGAACTCTTTAATGGGTTTTGCAGACGATATGGTGAAGGTGAAATACGGATACTTCCAAATGGCACAAGGCGCTAAGGATTATACCGGAACAACCGCGGATTTCATGAACGACGTCCAAAAGATGGGTAAGACTCATAAGCAAATAACCGAAAACATGATTAAAAATAACGATCTTCTCAAAATGAACTTCTTCCAAACGGTCGGAACTATGTTAAATCGGTCAACGCAAGCATCGAAAATATCAGCCGAATTCGACCGCATAAAAAATCCGCTATATAGCATCAACAAAGCAGGACTTGCGGCTGCGGACGGTCTTAATAAAATCGCATTACGTGGTAACGCGTCAGTTCTTGCGCTAAAACGTTTAGGACCGACTGCAAGCATGAAATCGTTACAAGATATGACGATGATGATTAATCAAGGCTTAATGCGGTTTACTGGCGTTGCTTTAATCGCAGCAGTCGGAGCAGCAGTATTTTATTCCGCAATGCACAAAGGCGCGATGGAACTCGATGCTGGATATGCACAAGCGTTTAAGAATATGGGCGCAAGCGTGAAGAAAGCGTTCGAACCTATGGTCAAAGTTTTTGCGGACGTTATGACGCCAGTATTCAAGTTTATAACGGCGGTATCGGATTTAGTCGTTAAATTCAATGAAGCTAATCCGGTATTAGCGAAAGTCCTCGCAGGCTTCCTATTACTTATTCCGGCTTTAACGTTAATTCTTGCACCACTCGCTATTGGTATCGGATTGACCGGAGGATTGACCGCCGCGTTCGGTGCGTTATGGCTCGTAATTGGTCCGATCGTCACCGGGTTCGCTGCGATGATGGGTACGGTGCTATTAGTAGCCGCTGGAATCGCCGTCTTAGTCGGTGGAGTAATATACGCCTACAAGAATTTCGAAACGTTTAGAAACATCGTCAATGGCGTTTTAACGTTCTTGAAGACTACGTTTATGACTGCATTTAACGCGATTAAATCAGTAGTCGTAACGGTAATGGGCGAAATCGTTAAATTCGGTAAATCGCAGCTTGATAAATTCGCGGCTTTTTGGGCGGAAAACGGGGCGCAAATTACGGCACTTGCTAAGGCTGCGTTTACGTTATTAACTGCAAATATCCGTATAGCGATGGGCGTTATAAAAGGCATATTCGAAGCAGTTTGGCCGATCATTTCCAACGTAGTACGTATAGCGTTTGGCGCGATTAAGCTAATCGTATCGAACGTTATGACGCTTGTATTAGGAATCATTCAAACGGTCTTAAAACTTCTTCAAGGCGATTGGGCTGGCGCATGGGAAACGATTAAGGAAACGACGTTTACGATGATGGGTAACGTTCTAAAATTCCTAACGGATATCGATTTAGTACAAGTTGGTAAGGATATTATAGGCGGTCTTATTAAAGGTATATCGTCAATGTTGAGTACGGTAGCAAATACTGCAAGTGACATCGCAAATAGTATCAAAAACGTGTTCACTGGCGCATTTGACATTAACTCACCTTCTCGATGGATGAAAAATATGATCGCTAAGAATCAAATGCTCGGATGGATTGACGGTATAAAATCGATGAAAAGCAAGGCTATTTCAACATCAGCGGAAGCTGGTGGATGGATGACACCAAGACCAAATATGGCAATCGCAGGCTATTCGAAACCGTCATCGGCTGCAAGTATATCTACAAGAGTCGTAGAAAAATCAGCGGCTTCTAGCGGAAGCGAAAGTTTCCAATTAACGCAGATTATTCACTTACTAAGAGAAGCAAATAGAAAAGAAATTAATCTAGATGGTAAAAAAGTCGGCGACCTAGTAACAAAACAAGTCAGTCGTAATATGGCAATGAAATACATGTAAAACTTTAGAACAGAAAAGAGGTGAACGTGTGCCAAAACTCGATATAGAATTCACTCAAATGCTTGATGGAATGAAAAATAAAAAGACCGCAAAGTTCGCTACGATTGATCCGAATTACGTAACAGGTAAACCGTGTTTAGTGTTCGATGGTGAACTGACGCCAACGATTAAGACTTTCGTTTACTTAGCAAGTTATACGCCAGTCGCTAATGATCGCGTAATGGTTATACAAGACGTTATCGTCGGAAAAATAATGAATTAAAAATATTGCCTTTTGCGGTTTAAATACCGTGAAAGGTTTTTTATATGGGGAAAGCTTCCCCGCCAAATAAAGAAAAATGAAAAGGGGGAAGACCATGACAAGGAAAACGATAGAAATCGAACAAGAAGTAGAACGCCATGATCCCGGACATTTTAGCGTCATTGTAACAGTGACGGACGGAATAGTTCATACATCAAGAGAGTTCTCGTATTTCAAGACTAACCGAACGTACCCGGTATACAAAAGCCTTATCGCTACTTTAAGAAATTACCGAGATGTAGACGTCGTATTGAAAACAGGTAACAGATATATCACGAATGAAATTAACACGATAAACGAGTCGGAAGGCACACTCGCTAAAATGTTAACGGAATTATTATTCGAAAATAACATCACAATTAAAGCGGTTTAACCGCGGGGAGATAATGACAATGACAATAGAAAAAATGACAATGACAACGGAAGAATTTAGTGAGAAAACGGCGCAACTACTAAAAGAAATAGCGGAAATGAGCGCAGCTACTTCGCTCGTTATCGACAGGATCGAGGCGACCGTATATGCGTAAACAAACCTGCCGAGTTTGCAACGTAGAAAAGCCGCTAAGTAAATTCACGAAAGAAAAGCGAAATAAGAACGGCGTAACAAACCGGTGTAAGGCGTGTCGTAACGCATCCCTTTCGAAGAGTCCACGAACGTACTATATCGGCAGAACGAAGCGAGAATGTATTGCGTGTAGGGAAATCAAACCATTCGATAAGTTTGCGAAGGAACCTCGAAGTAAGACCGGAATCCGCGCTCGCTGTAAAAAATGTAGAGAGCAATACCGCGAACCGATTCCTCATAGGGCGTTCCAACGTTTGAGAGATAAGCAAAAACTTTACAAAATTCCGATTGAAACAACGAAAGTGGAAGTCACTCAAATTTTCGAAATGTTCGAAGGTCGCTGCGCGTATTGCAACGTCGAAGAGTCAGCGAAAACCGGAACGCTTCAACTCGAACACATACAAGCAATGGCGCGTGGCGGAAGACACCACGTTTCAAACCTCGTTATAGCCTGTAAAAGTTGCAATTCAAAGAAGCAAAACAAACCGCTAATCGAATTTTATAGGATGCACCCGCCATTCACTGGCGCCATGCTCGACTTCATCTTTATTTATATCGCAAGATTCAGCGGTCGTACTCCGGAAGAAGTAGCCGCCGAGTTTTACGAGGAGGTCGAAAATGAACAAACGTGAACGGTACTCACTACGCAGTAAGCTAGGCAGGAAAGCGAAAGCCGATTGCGTTAACCACGGCTGCGATACATGCCCGTTCGCTACATGTGTCGTCGAGATTCAAACGGATAGCATCGAGTCGAATACATGCCCTTACTTCGTAACGAGCGTGTTACCTTCCGATGAACTCCTATACAACGACTATATCGAGGCACTATCGAGGGATCATCCGTTGAAGGCGGTAAAAGGCGAAGTTGAGGTAATTACGAAGGATTGTACTAGGTGTCATAACGCGTTCATACCGAATAGCAATCGCCAAAAATACTGTAAATCTTGCGCTGATTCGGTCACTCGTAGACAGTGGCGCGAAAGCAAAGCAATCGCTCGGCTAGATGTCCAACGTTAGATATTTACGAAGCATTGATATGACTACGTTTCTAGCGTGTCAAAATGGTAAAAAACGAGGGTAGTCGTGTATTTGCCCACTATCCTACTTTTTACTACTAAATCGGAGGTGTCGGATGATAAAAGTTAGCATAAAAAGAACGTCAACTGAATCGGTTATTATCGCAAAATCGGATGTACCGGGAGAGAAGGCTTTCAAGTTCGAATCGCTAAGTCCGACCATCACGGAAAAGAGCATACGGCTTATCTTGCCGATGATGATAGAAAATGCACGGGAGAAACGAGTGAAGAAAGCACATCGCGCACAAGAATTAAAAGAAGCGAGAATAGAAAAAGCATCGAGATTAGAAAGGATTGAAGTTAATGGCACGGAAGTCAACGAAGCAAGCGAGGTTCGACTCGATGAGTCAGAGGGAACAGAATCGATTAAAAAAGAATAAGCAATTCACGAAACGCGCAGATGGTAATAAGTGGGGCGAACGTGTCCTAGCGAAATTGGAAGCGTTAAAGGACGGTGACAACGATGGCAACATCGAAAGCAAAGAACACAAGAAATCGCAAGAGTAAGGAACGGCAGCACGAAGAATACCGAAAGTTCCGAGAGCAATTCGTTGAGCAAGAAGCAAAGAAAAACACAAACAATACAAACAAAAAGGGGAGTTTAAAATGAATAGACTAAGACAAGAAGCAATCAGAGAAGAAATGGTACAAGCGGACAAGGCGTCTTTTAGCCGTACTGAATATAAGGATATGGAAAAAATACCATTGCCGAAATGGCGTAATGTAAAACTTTCGCTTAAATCACAAACTACGAAATCATTTAATACTGAAGAAGAAATACAGAAGTTTCTAGCGGATCATCCTGAACTAACTATTAACCAGCGCTTCGGCTTCGGTTCATCAATGATTAACGTTGAATTTTATGAGCGTGCTTATGGAGAGGTAGACAACTCGACTGGGTACAACACCGTTAGACGTTGGTTAACTGACGAAGAAGTCGTCGAATACCTAAAAGATCCGAAAGCAACTCTATAAACAATTAGCAGGGCGGGCGTCTACCGGAGTGGATGCCTTTTTTGATGCCCTTTAATAGCGCGATAACTAAAAACACTTTAAAAAACAAACTCAAAGGGGACTAAACTAAATGGCTAATTTCACTATCAACGGTAAAAAACAGGACTTAAAACTAACTTTCGCAGGCGTTAACGAATTGAACAAGAAAATGGAAGGCGGAGCGCTCGAAGTTGTTGCAAAAGCGTTACAAGGCGATGGGGATTTATTACCGCATGTGCTAGACGCAGCATTAAAGCACACAGGCGAAAACTACACGGAAGCCGATATCATGCAAGCGATAGAAGAATCGTTTGAGGAAGAACGCCTCGACTTACTCGGAATCATGTCGTTATATAGCGAGGTTGTTTCCGAAAGTTTTTTCTACAAAGCGATGGTGACGAAGATGCTAGCGGAGAACCCGGAAGCGAAAGCAGCGCTCGACAAGTTGCTGAAGTAAAAGAACGCTATGTACAGGATTTAAGCGAAGTCGAAACGGCAGTCGCTGAAGGTTGGCGTTATTTAGGTCTGAAACCTGCGGAAGTCTATTCGTTGACTCCGCGGGAATTCACGATTCTTATGAGAGCGCAACAAGAACGCCGTTATGACGAGTACGAAAACATGCGACTCGATGCGTTAATGACACGTCAAGCGTACCATGCTAAGAAGCTAAAGCCGGACGATCTTTTCAAACGTCCAAACGGTAGCGAACGAAAAGGAAAATCGAAGCAAGAATTACGCGAACAAATGGAACAACAACAAGCGTTCCTCGACCGCTTATCGTTCGCGAAGAAATAAAAGTTGATGCGCTAGGCGGACGTAACTACTCCGACCCAACATCACGCAAAAGGTTTAAATCCGTAGCAGTACGTCGGTAGACCGTTGACTCTATCGATATTCACGCCCTTCTCATTACGAGAGGGGCTATTTTTTTGTGAGTGCCCATCTACACACCCTGCGGATTTCGATGTTAAATAACGCTGTTTGCGTTGGACGTGTAGCGACTATACATACATATATAGAACACTTAAATAAGTGATACCATAATTTAACTTGTAATCTATTGAATGTTGCGATAATATAATAGACAACTTAATGAACGCAAAAAAAAAGAACGCTATCGACACGAATCAAAGGGACGGGAATCCCTAAGAAACGCTCCAGCGCTCTTTTCCAACCAAGTAAATCACCCTTACTCGGTTTCATAAGACTTATTATATTATCTTTATGACGTTATATCAAGCGTTATAACCAAAAAAGTCGTTTGAAGCCTTGTAGAATTTTTTTACAACGGTTCAAGCGGCTTTTTTGCGTTCTAAAATAACGGGGGCTATAACGCTATGAATATCATTAACCTACGTAATACAAAAGAAACGTATGCAGCGCTTTCACCATTTGATACGAAAGCAGATATGAACGCAGCTATTAATGCACACTTTAAAAACCACGGAAGCGAACTAACGCCAACAGCACGCAAGGTATTGACACTTATTTCTACGTATGCGTGCAAGTATCTAGGCGTGTGTTACCTCGCTAAACGGACAATAGCCGATAAACTAGGCGTTGACCCTCGTACTATCCGACGTTGTTGTAATCAGCTTGAACGACTAGGAATCATCGAACAACACGGAATGAAACGTGCTGGAGGTGATCGACGTCAAACATCAAACGCAATCGTTATTATGCCAAAATGTCCGCCCGAAATGTCCGCCCATGAACCTATTATTAAAACTAAAAACATTAATAATACAAATGATACAGAGATGACGGTTATTAGAGAAAAGACAGCTGACAAGAATTATTTAATTAAACAAGGACTAGTTACGAAGCTACCGAGTACATTACAGAGTGCCTTAGCCCCTTTCTTTAGTGCAGAAGACCTTTACACCATGACAGGCGTTATATACAAGGCTAAAGCGTCCGTAGACCGCTCTATCACTATTGAACACCACGAAGAAGAATACTATGAAGCTATAATATCGGTAATTAATACATACAAGCGTGGAAATGTGCGCAATTTAGAGGGATTACTGTACCATGCAATCAAAGCGGCAACGCGCAGAATATGGCTACAAGAAAGCCTCTTTGGGGCGTAATGTATAATTGTGTTAAAAGATAAACGTTGGAGGTATTATTATGGACTTATTAGCTAGTTATGTAGGAGTTATTTCGCCTAAACAAATAAAACTTTTCGATAATATGCTTTATAAAGAATCCGAGGCATTCGATGTAGACGGTAACAAGTTAGATATCGTTATCATAGAGGCTTGTCAGGAGTTGGATGATCCCGGATACAGATTCTACTCAAAATATTACGTTCTCTTTGAATACGTTTTTAAGAGCGAACAATATGACATCAAATTTGACCAAATGGTTTTAAGTGATGACGATATGAAGAAATTGCCTCGTATAGCAAAAATAAAAGGAAACGGGCAAACTATCGCTCTAAAAGATGGCGAATGGATTGACGCTAATATAGCCGTTTTTGAAGACGAGGAATAATCGGAGGTAATTCTATGAATAACGATAATTTAACGCCCGCCCAAGCAGCGGACTTTCTCGATATAAGCGCACATACGGTTAAGAAATACGCGCGTCTTTTAGAGTTGCGTGGGCATACCGTCGCTCGTAACGGTCTAAACCACCGTATTTTTACCGGTACAGATATGGCGTTAATGCAAGCGATGGTCGTCCTAAACCGCGATAAGTCGGTCAATTTAGAGCATGCCGCTGACATCGTTACAAGTAGCGATACAGACATATCGGAGATACTAGGTCGCACCGTAACAGAGTCCGAACCATATACCGTCGACTCGACCGAGATAGCGGTACAAGGCGGTCACAACATGGAATTATTGACGCAGATATTTACGCAGTATCAGAACGATATAATTACGATGCGTACCGAAATGGAAGCACGGGACCAGTTAATGATTGAGGTCCAGTCGCAGATAAGTACGCAGCTTTCAGAACAGGCGGCTACTATAGAAGAATTACGCGAGGAAGTCGCTGAACTACGTAAGCAAGCGGAAGATAAGCCGGAACCTACTTCGATATGGTCACGGTTATTCGGCAAGGCATAGATCCCGCCTAATATTTGCGCGTCAGTTTGACAACTCAAATTATGCGAGTGCATCCGAATGTGTGCGTGTCTATACGTGTCCATATCGGTATTTCCGACAAATAGGTAAAACAACGGAAATAAGCTATTTGCTGAACGGGGTAAAACGGCTATTTGTCGGCAAACAGGCGTTTATCTTACGGAGAGTAACGTTCAAGACCTATTTAGAAGCGCTACTATATTAGGGTTAGCGAATATGTAAATACGTGTAGTTTAGCGCGCTGGAATACGGTACTAAAATATACACGATTTACACCTTCTATAGACGGTGCGTACCGATGGCATACCGACGTGCCGTATCGTTATAAGCTGCGGATTCTAAACATTCGATACTAGCGTTGACCTTATAGAAGAAACGCAATGATCCGTGATTAATACGAGTGTGAAGAAAGAGCGTTTTCGACTCGGTATTATTCGGTAATTTAACGAGGTTTAGCGTGTGAGAATCGGAACTATACCGAAATAGCGAAAGCTATATAGAAAGAACGTAAAATAGCGAGTTCCGATTACGTCCGATTTCAGCGCGTTCTCAACAGGCGCGTGTCTGCTGCGTGCGTGGTCGATTTTACTTCGAAAACTCGCGTAATGGGAAGTCGATCGTACATCCGATTTTAACGCTAGAGTCCGATGCAACTCCGATTCGTTTTTACGGTTATTTCCGGTCAAATGTAACATCCGTGTTAACTGGCGACCGCCTACGAATGTAAAGCGTAATGATTCCGATTTATATTATAGAAGAAACGCAAATAGGCGACTTTACTACGCTTTACTTTCATAGGCGGTTTACGATGCTCCAACGTGTTACATAACGTTGTATTCACGGGGTTATTTTCATCGGAGTACATCGGTCTATATCGGACTATTTACGTCGTTTAGCGATTCCCAAACGTACCCAAATACGGACGATTTATCAGGCGACGGGTCGTTGCGCGCGGCACTCCAAACGCTTTGAAACGGTTGTAACGATGTTGCATTATACCGATATAGTGAGTCTTATAGAAGAAACGCCGATTCGACGTACCACAATCTGCAACATAGCGCAGACCTACGAGGGTTACATCCGTTACCATTTGAGCGGATCACCGGGGTTAAATCGGAAGGCGAGCCGTTCATGCGAGATAGACCGCTGAAAACCACGGGGTTAATTAAATAACGTAATCACAACTGTTAAGTATTGACTACGATATGCCGACGTGATAAGATAGCCTTATAAACGTAATCATAACTCGTAATCATAGGAGGCTATCGGAAATGACACGATACGGATACGCAAGGGTAAGCGGTACATCGCAGGATTTAACGGAACAAATAGCGCGGCTGACTGACGCAGGCTGCACGGAGATACTAAGCGAGAAGCATACCGGTACTAAGAAGGAACGACCGGAGTTTCAACGTGTGCTATCGTTACTGGCTGACGGTGATACGTTAGTCGTTACGAAGCTAGACCGATTCGCCCGTTCAGCAGAGGACGGCATACGGTTGATTAAGGAGTTAATACGACGAGGTGTTAGCGTTCATATCCTTAACATGGGTATCGTTGAAGACACGCCAACAGGTCGCCTATTGCTTACGATACTAAGCGGATTCGCAGAGTTCGAACGGGATATGATCGTAGAAAGACTGGCGGAAGGTAAGGCAATCGCTAAGCTAAAGGACGACTATCGCGAAGGACGTAAGCCAACGTATAGCAAGAAGCAATTAGACCACGCTATGACGTTACTAGAGGCGAACAGTTATACGGAAGTGGAACGTATGACCGGAATAAGTAAGGCAACGTTAACACGATACAAACGCAAGACGAAGGCATGACTTAATCGGTCGTGTCTTTTTTTATTGGCGCGTAAATTTAAACCCCGGGGGGCATCCGAATTTCAAAAACCAATCACCTTGACCTTCTTACTCGCGAGCAAAATTTTATCACTTGGGGGTTCGTCGGAGCATACGGGTTCTCTACGTTTTGACTTTCGAAAAAGCCGTTTCACCTCGTAAAAAATTCGCGAAATTTAAAAATCACTTTGGTATTACGACGGTATTACGAATCGACCACGTAAAGCAATCGGTAATACAACGGTCATACAATCCCGTGAGAAATCACGTTCACATAGCGTAAAAATACGAAATTAAAGGGGAAATGTACGATGTTAACGGAAGCAGATAAAGCGTTTATGAAAGCAACGCGCAAAGAAGTCGTAGCTGGGCGAGAATCAGCGCTACAATTAAAATATACGACGCCAGGAACGGTAGACGAATTTACAGGCGAGGTTATCGGGGGAGGTGTCGCACTACTCGACGTCATAGGTATTGTAACCGAAATGTCCGGGGACGAACGGGTAATCGAGAACGGTATCGAAATGGAACGCGGCGACCTTAAAGCCGATATCGACATCGATCTTGTCGGAACTGATTACGAAAAATACACGGACGTCATTTACAAGGCGCAGAATTACACGATACTAGCGATTGACGCAAAAGGAATCGGTCAAGACGTCCGTATCGAATTGGTAGCCCGTCTAACTACGTAATTATAAACGGAAGTAGACGGAGTATAACGGATTAACATATTTACGAAATACTTTTTTTACGTAATTACGAAACCTTATGCGAATTCAAGCGTATAGTTAATTATCACAAAGGAGGAATTAATTTGAAAAGAATCGTAATGTTAATCGGTATGGCTTTATTATTAACGCTTATGGCTGCGTGTGGAAACGGTGGGGGATCGTCAGCAACGACGGCAGACGTAGTGGAGCAGTTTAAAGAAGACGGATTAGAAGTCGGTGGTACATCGGATTTACCGAATAAAGAGTTCGGGAATATTCGAGAAGAAGGAACACGCATATTAATTCCGTCACTAGGCGATGACGCTGGCGGTCGTATCTTCCGATTCGATAACGACGATGACTTAGCGAAGGCAAAATCGTATTACGATGACCTGGGCGAAGCTGGATCGATGTTCTATTCGCATACTCATCAAGTAGGAAACCTCTTATTACAAATGAGTGGCGATATGAGCGACGAGGACTTCAAGAAATACGCGGACTCGATGGATAAATTAAAATAGCACGCAACGGGCTTTCTTCTTAATCGGAGAAGGCTCGTTTTTTTATGACTTTTTTTAATTTGTAGGACGGACACGCATTATTTAATGACTTCGCGCATAAGTTACGAAGAAGTTAGAAAAGGTCAGAAACAAAGGGGGTTCACATATGGAAGAAGAAAAAATCACACAAATATCTGCAAAACTAAATCCTGAATACGACGAAGAAATCATTAAAGCAATACGCAAGATACCTAGACGAGATCGTAGCAGAGAATATCGTGCTGCCTTAGCCTTTTACTTTAAACACAAAGAAGAACAAGAAGAAAACAAAAAATAAGCAGATTCGGTGAGGTATTTGGCTACCTTTTCGACTGCCAGTTTAAATGCTACCTCACCATCTATATTAGGCATTATTACTTTCCTTATCCGACAAGGGTTCACGGTTCATTTTCAGTCTGCTAGATTGCTACAACTCTATTATCATAGATAACCGGTGTGGCGTGACGATTAAGAAAGGAGTGGTCGATTGTTATTCGAAATTATCACGACAACTTTATTCGGCGGATTAGCGTTAAAAGCGTTCACCAAAAAGAACGGCATGACATCGAACGATAGCGGTAAAATCCAACGAATCATATCGTTATCCGGTCTAAACGTTCGTGACGGTACTAACACGCTTACTACGCAGCTTATCCGAAAGAAATCGTATGAGTGGGGCGTTGAATATTCCTACCGCATACCGTTAGGACGTTCTTACGACGATTATCTAGCGAAGCAGCGCGTATTAGAAGACGGATTGAACAATCGACGCAAGCGTTTAACGTTATCCGATTTAAAATCGCTTCAGCTTGACGCTAATATCGTCGAGAACGTTAAGACGTTATGGAACGATAAACTCACGCAGAAGAAGGAACTCGAAATCTCATTCGATGGACTCTTAAAGATGCGTGTTTATAACGAGCCGTTACCATTGCAAGTACCGTTTCAACCCGGTAATGGCTGGCGGGTTCCGGTCGGAATTACACGCGAATTAAACGCCTTCAGGTATCACGATTTCGAGAAGATTCCGCATATGGTTCTCGGCGGGGCGACTAGATACGGCAAGTCTAACTTTATTAATTCGATGATTACGTCGTTACTGACGTCTAAGCCGGATCATACCCGTTTATTTCTAATCGATTTAAAAGGCGGTATCGAGTTAGCCGATTATCAAGACATAAAACAGACGGTATCTATCGCCTATGAGCCGGAAGAAGCGCTCGTTACGTTACAAGCGGCATACGACCAACTACGCGAGAATCAACGCAGGATGCGGCTACTCGGTAAGAAGAATGTACAGGAAGCCGGTATAAAAGAACGCTACTTCGTAATCATTGACGAGGTTGGCGAGTTAAATCCCGCAGAGGCGACGAATAACGAGGATAAGAAGCTAAAACAAGCGTGTCAGACGCTTATGTCACAAATAGCGCGATTAGGTGCGGGGCTAGGATTTCGACAGGTACTTTGCACGCAATATCCGACCGGCGACGTAATCAACAAATCGTGCAAACAAAATTCCGATGCAAAGTTATCCTTCCGTGTTCAATCCGCAGTAGCTTCACGGGTCATACTGGACGAAGGCGGGGCGGAGAATCTACCGGAAATTGTAGGGCGTGCTATCTATCAGACCGCCTCTAAACGTGAGGTACTACAAACGCCATTAATCACATCGGAGATCATTACGAATACGCTAACGCCTTATATCGTGAAGAAGGAGGTAGCACGCATTGAAAAAGAAACGGTTAAGCAGCCGCGACGAGTTGATTCTGTTAGCTTTGAAACGTTGTGATTACATGACGCGGGATCAACTACGTAAGTGTTTCCGATTAGGTAAAGTACGCAACGCGAATAGAGTCCTCGGAGAATTATCGGATTATCTCGCGAGCGTTCGCGAAGGTTTTCAGACCGTTTACTACCTCAATAAAGAAGGGCGGGCATATGTCGGTTGTGAAAAGATACGCAAGCGAGGCGGGCATATGTATCACACGATATTACGCAACGACGCATGGTTATTCTACGGGTGTCCTAGCGACTGGAAGAACGAAGTTAAAGTATCCGACGGTATGACAACCGTTATAACAGACGCTATGTTTATGAAGGCATTACGCTATCACTTCTTAGAGATTGACCGGATGCAAAGTATGAAGGAAAACAAACTAAAGATAGCGCGATATAAAGAACTCGAGCGAAACGGACTTATAAAAGAAAAACTCGGTCACTTTCCGATGGTCGTGTTTATAACGACAACAGAGTTAAGGCGTAAACAACTGCAAGAAGCGTGTAAAGCGTTACCAAATACGCAAGTGTATACGATTGCCGATATAAAATAACGAGGAGGAATACCGTTTTGGTATTAGAAGACGGATATACAAGCGAAGTTATTCAAGTCACGGACTTAAGGGAATACGCCACTAAAAAGACGATAATTACGGCGGCAGCAGTTCCGATAATTGCGTCTTTACCGTTAGCTTTTATGAGCCTTAAAGAAACGTTCTCGACTACGACTATACCCGTAACCTCATACGTTGAACCTTCCGCAGCCTTATCCGCAACAGAACCCGCGATGAACATACTCACACAATCGACCGCACTTCTACCTCCAAATATAACCGAAGTACCTATGCCGGAAATTGTACCGGTTGGATTCGTTGCCGATACATCGCTCGAAATGCTTGCAAACGTGTTGGATCCGTTGATACAAATTATGGTTGCGATTTCCTTTCCTATAGCCAGTGTAATTATGATAGGTGGGGCATTTTTCTTCATGCTGGGAAATTCTGAAAAGGCGTGGCAAACCATATTTAACGCAGGTTTAGGATATGTTGTCATACAAATGAGTCCATTATTCCTTCAGATACTCCGTCAAGTCGGAGAAGCCGTATAAATAAGAAAACGCCCCGCCACTCACGCAGAGTAGTAGGGCGTTTATGCTTTCGCTAAATACATTTCGATTAATTCTTCGCAGCGGTTACGTAGTCTTACGTTTAAATATCTGCGTTGGTGTTCGTAGCCTTTAAAGAAGAAAGTATATACCGTTACTGTACTATCAACCGAATCGCGCACGATTTTATAATTATGCTGGCGCATATATAACTTCGTTTCTTTGAGATCGTTCTGCGCTGCTTTAATTGCACCGTCGATTATATTCAGATACGGTCGCGGTAATTTTACGTCTAGTTGCACGAATTTAATGCGGTCTTGTTCAAAAACGGTAAGAACCATCGGTAAGTAAATCATGTTCTCGAAGTAAGGTAAACTTTCCGCCGGAATTAACATCTTTATTCCTCTATTGTCATTACTTCGTTAAAATCTTTAATTTCCAACCCACGCATCACAAGCAGTAAGTTTTTTTTACTTATCGAACCTTTATTATCTCTATACAAATCACTGATAGTCGCAGGACGTAACACAACACCGGTCTTCTTTTGAATTTCTTGTGCTAGTTGTATTTGAGTTGTAATTCCTCGCGATTGCGCTGCTTTATCTATTGTGAGTTTAATATTCATTTTAATCATCCTTTCAATTCTTCTTATGTATATTATGCCACAACAATACCGTATTTACGCAATTACATAAATAAAGTTTCATTTATTTTTTATATTGGCTTTACAGGAATAAAATACCGTGCTATAGTAATAATAGAATTACGGAATACGGTAATAACGTAAGAAGAAAAGGGGAGTGTTACATGCAAGTGATCCGAAGCATTAACGAATATTTCCTAGCAGAGGCAGACGAAGAAATCCCAGTAAGTGAACTATGTTGGTTTTATATCCCCTATGCCACGGTCGCAATAATCGTTTTATTTACGGCACTTTCAATATAAAAAACGGAGGCGTTAAAAATGTCAAACATCAAATTACAGGTAATCACAGTTAAGGACGCTCTACTTGCGGGATTAGAAAAGCATGTTGTAAAAATGGATGTAGATTATTCTGAAGCAGTTTATACATTACCGATTACAGAAGGTGTATACGTTGAAATGTATAGGGAAAGCGAGTGCGGAGCGCTCAATATCGGTAACGAATACTTCGAGTTTTATTTTAATGACGAAATGGCACAAATACTTACGGAATGGGATCGCATAACACCAACGGAATTATTTAGCGCACTATACCGTAATCGTTGGCAGTTAAAAGATAATGTAACGCCTTTATCCGCATGACAAAAAATGTATAATATTAAAAAGCGATGACTTCTGAATATTGAAAGGGTGGAATGTATGAACATAAGTTTTTATTTAGTAAAGAAATTTGTAGCGGATATGGTTAAGGCTCAAAAAGAAATTGATTCGGCTAGAAGTAAAGAAAGTTATAACGGTGATGATGAATATATAGGTTATCGCGAAGGTGTTTACGATACTTATTTCGACCTTTTGACTACTTTAGGTTATTCACTTGAAGAAATTAATAAAATGGAGTCTGAAGTAAGGAACGACGCGATGGGTATGGAAGATTAATGGATAATACGGAAAAGGGGGGATTTCACATGCAAATATCAAAATCGAATTACTGCGGAGAATGTGGCGATAAGTTCCTACCTGACGAAGTAGTTAATTATTCGCCGATTGAAAACCGCAGCTTCTGCAATAAATGCAAGCCGTCAATTAACACGGATCAGTGGGAAGAACGCATAATCCCTACGTATGTATCTCGTAAGAACTTACTGGCGGGTCTTATCCGTGAAGAAATGAACGAAACAAGCGGAATCACGGTTACGGTTTTACGTTCGAAC